CAATTAATAAAAAATCTTTAGTTGGGACTACGTTTTCCATTTTTCTAAAAATACTGTGTAACACACTTGAGCACGGAACCCATGCCATGTTAGCATTTACTTTATATTCTCTAGTACTAAACAAATCAAATTGTTCTGCGATACTTGGATCTATGTTTACAGGATCATATCCTATGCCCCATGCCACAGTAAATTTTGATTGTATACTATCTAACTTGTGCTTAATGTTTCTTACAAACTTTTTATTTGTTAACAAAGCACCTCCGCCAACAATTGTTACATCAACTGACATTTCTGGAATATTGTTAGCAAACACATCTACCACTACGCCGTTACGAGTCTTGCCAAGATAATGCATCGGAGAACTGTTTAGGTCACCAGGATTATCAATGTCGTGGCTGTATATATACGCAAGTTTCATTCTTATACCCTGTCGAGATAATGCTCAAGCATATCTATCTTTTGCTGTGCAGTGTAGTGTTGACTAGTGCCAGCTGTAATCCAACAACACCATGGTTCAATTGTTTTGTTCTCTTGCTTGAATTGTTGCTCTGCTAAAACTTTATCCCAAGTTAAATTTTTAGCCTGCCAAGCATTTATTGGATGATCGCCATCAAATGGATCGTCAACAACTGTTTTTGCGTGTGCTACCAACTTGCTAGCAGCATCAGGAGTGTATACTGCGGCACTGATTCCACTGACCTTATCCCGTTTGTATCGGCAAATTCGCAAGTGGTCTGCTTTTTGTTTTTCAAAAATCTGTGTCTTTACTGCTAAACAATTAATTTGTGTTTCTAAAATTAATTCATTTGTGTCGTGAGGTAGATTAAGCCAACGCAACAAATAGAAGTGTGCCCTAGTAGGATTGTTAGGAAGTTCGGCTTCTCTTAGTTCAACACCATACTGATCGCATTTTTGTTGTATTTCATCCGATGGGTTATATATTGCTACAATTTTTTGCATGTTAGGATAAAATCGATTCATTTGTCCAGCCCACATATCAAAGTACAATTTAAAGTAGTTAGGGTCTGCTGCACAATAACCAATCATTTCCAGTAACTTGCTTTACTAGTTTTGCTTTCGTTTTTTCTGCTACGCCCAGCAACTTTACGCTTTGGTCCTTTGAGATGATCCATGTAATCACCTAAGAAACAATCAATAAACGGGTGTCCTTTAACATACTCTGGTGTAATATTACTATTAACCATATTAAATTCACGTTCCATAGTTTCTCTTACTCTGTCAAATATAAAACTATCATGCCATTCGGTTTGGTTTAACAGCTTGTCTTTTCTATACTGATTGGCAAATCTTTCCCAAAAATCTTTCATATGTGGATTTAAACAATTATATACAACCCATCCACATTCAGTGTATTGTTCTTTTCTACCAAGATAATAAATTCCTACACCCGTGTCAAGAGGAAAATTTTTCTCCATAAGCTTAACAGGGATAGGCGCATGTGTTACAGTATCAGCATCTACCCATACAACTGCGTCTGCACCAGGCAATCTATTATTTACAGCATGATACAACGCCATAACTTTGTGACTAAATCGAACTGCATCAAACTTAAAATCCGGATCTTTTTGTCCTTCATTAACAAAACCATTTGCTCTTGGATTATTGGCATGTCTATTTTTAAATGCTACTAGTTCAGGCGAACATTCAAGCAAGTCACGTTCAACGATACGTTCGTCGTTTGCTTGATTTTGATCTAGACTAAAACCTTCAGTGTACACTACTAGAGTTACGAAACTAGGCCATCTTTTTAAAAAACTATCAATCATATTTCTACCATACACTTCGTATCCGTTACTATGCATGGTTGTTGTTAGTTGATATCTACTGCTCATTCATTGAATCCTATATATACGCATATTTAGCCATAAATAAAAGTATGAAAGTTAGTTACTGGCCGAACGCAATTGCGCTAAACGCAAAAGAACCGTATCAAGCTTTTATATCCAGCCTGGAAACAAATGGATTTAAAGTTGAAAAAGAAAACATGAATTCTGATGCTGCAGTCATTTGGAGTGTACTGTGGAACGGAAGAATGTTACCAAACAAACAAATTTGGGAACATTATAGACAGCAAGGCAAACCTGTCATTGTAATAGAAATAGGTGGCATCAAAAGAGGCACAACTTGGAAGGTAGGATTAAATGGAATCAACAGAGATGCTTACTTTGGGGATAATAATAAAGATGATAGTCGTAAGCATCTTCTGGGACTTTTAGAAAAGCCGTGGCGCAAAGACGGCGAGTATATTTTAATATGCGGACAGCATGATAAAAGTTTGCAGTGGAAAAATATGCCACGCATGAGCAACTGGTTCTTAAACACATATGATGAAATACGCAAGCACACAGATCGTCCTATTATATTTCGCCCACATCCACGTTGTAGATTGCCCCATATAGAACGCGGACTCAAACACGTATACAGACAGGAACCACAGCATGTTAGTAACACTTATGATGATTTTGATATGGGTTTTAATAATGTTTGGGCTACTATCAGTTATTCGAGCAACCCAGGAATACATAGTATCATCGAAGGTGTGCCTGCTTTTGTTAGTACCCATAGTCTTGCTTATCCTACAGGCAATGACATTGACTTTTTACACGATATTGAAAATCCTGTAATGCCAGATAGAACACAATGGCTTAACGACTATGCACATACCGAATGGACAGTTGAAGAAATTTCTCAAGGATTTCCCTTAAAGCAATTAAGGAATACTTTCGGTCCTGAGATCGTAGACACTGTGATCTAACCATTCAACTTTTAGAAATTCGTGCTTTACATAACCAAATCTATTAATACAATCGTCGAGATATATTGGTGTTAAATTTAAATCTTTTAAATCATACCAGCTGGTACTGTCGGGATCTTGTGGAGGCACACTGCCTTTGTACACACTTGCCCAAATATAAGGATCGTGTCGCTGTTGTTTAAAGTGCCCATCGCGGCAGTCAAATCCGCATACTGCTAAACTTTGTATAAGATTAACCATATTCCAACTAAAGTATTCGCCGCTGCGGCTTTCTATTTTCCACTGACCCAAATCATCAATATAATTGGTTTGTGGAACATTTAAACATAACATTCCGTCTTCTTTGAGAAGATCCCACCAATGGCGTAATGTTTTAAATGGGTTGCTACTACGCTGCAAACAATTGTTAGCCCATATAATTTCAAAACTCTCAGGTTCTTCATTGGTATTGCTTACATCAACATCGACAAACTTAACATTAGATCGTTTGTTGTGGCCGCGACAATAATTTTTTCTTGTAAAGTTTTTTATATTATATAAAGACTTAGTTTGTTCGCTGTCAGATCTATAATCGCTCCACCAGGCAGAATCATCGCCATGTACATCATCCATTACAGCAACATTTTTTATAGTTTCCATAAATTCATGGTGCTCACCGAGGAGTTCGAGTACTTGTAATGAGTCATTTGGTTGTTGCATTATATATCCTTAATGTATAGAAATATCTTCCATACCTGCTGTTCTTAATTTAACAATGTGCCCAAGTTGCCATTGTTTAGTGTCAAGACCTTTCATGATTCCTAACCACTTGTTACGTAAAAGTGCAACTTCGTTAATTAGTGTTTCGTAATCAATTACGTCATCTTCTCCATCTACATATTTTTCAGCGTCTCTACTACTTAATGCACGTTGATAATTTTCAAGATATTTCTGGAAATGCCCTCTGCGAATTTTCATTAACTGTATGTTCATGTAATTTAAAACAGCTTCAATTTCTTGAAGTTGATTAAATCTGTGTTCAGTAATCCCAGGAAGTGTACTAAGGTTCTTTTCAACAATACCAGTAATTCGGCATTCTGCTTTTGCATTTGTGTGTTCTATATTATAATATTCAATAAAATCAGGTAAACAAGAAATATCATTACTTACTTTACTATACCAAGTCATTATTATGCTTCTCTATTTCTGTTGCAAATTTTGGAAATACCTTTTTCCAATTGGTGTTTCTACGTCTATCCAGCTCATCATAAACTTTTACAAAATGTTTTATTTTTTCCAAGTCTGGCTTACTGTTTATGATAGTTTTTAATACTCCGTTAGTTGCTTTTAACGCTTGCTGATCGTCCCATGTTTTACGTGGATGATATTTTAAAATATTTTTTACCGCTTGTATATAAAAATTGCCAGCTAATGTTGTATTGTCTACGTGCTTGCTTGCAACTGATTGACTAAACAAACGTATACTTTTATTTGTTTTTTCTTCCCATTCTGCTTTTTTTTCTAAAAGTTTATGGTAAGTAAACAAACTCAATGCATTATGCGTCGAATTAATATTCAAATACTTAACCTCAGGTAGTGACAAGTAATATAATATATTCTTTTCAGCTAAATTGCAATTAAATCCAGTCCTAATATATTCTTGCTCTGGACCCCAGCAATCTAAACTAGCAGTTAACTCAAAGCTATCAATTTTATGATTTTTAACCAAATCCATAACTTTATTAATTTGTTTTTTCCACAAGTCGTGTTTTAAATTAACATTACTAACTACATTGAGAATTAAATTTTTATTAGGATAATTGTTCCAAATGTTTACAAAGTCGTCAAACTCTGCTGTATACATAGGTTCGCCGCCTAGTAAATGGAATCTTCTTAACTTTGATCCATTTCTTGCAATCCAATCTAAGCACAACTCCTTATATTCTTCGAGCTCGCTTTTGGGCAAGTTTTCTTTTATTTTTCCAAAATAAAAGTCATTAAAATCCTGCTGTTTGCTGTATTTTTTTGATTCTGCTTCGAGCTTACTACTGTTTCCTACACGGCAATATGTACATGCTAAGTTACATGTATTACTTAAAAATATTTCCAAAACAGCTGGAGTAACAACAACTGCAGTAGGATCGTTAACTAGTTCATCGGGAGTTTGATCTACTTGTGTTTCAGTCATATATTGACGATCACTGCGGCCGCCTGCGTCTTCAATATTTTTACAATACTTACACCCAGTATGATCTGGGCTGTGTGGCCAATTGCCTTTTAGCATACTTTGTCTATGATCAATAGTGTAAGGAAGATTATGAAAGCTGTCGAAATTGTCTTTTGGTATTTTTATTCTTTTATTTCGGTGACAAACAGACACTTCGCCTGTATTGAGAAATATTGTACTCCAATTCCATTTTAGAAGACAGGATGTTTTAGTTCTAATTGGAAATGGGATATTCGTTGCCATCAATCCCAGCCATCGTCTTCGTCGGTTTCATACTCATCGTATTCTTCGCTATTATCTTTAACTGCCTCAGCAAAAAAGCTATCAATATTAGCAAGGTCGTGTATATCCTCATCTCGCATGCCTGCATCTAGTAACTCAGTTACTAGATGGCTAACAGCATGACTTTGATCAGAACTTTTAATATATCGCTGAAATATACTCCAACAAAGATTAATAGTATCTACATCCATTGTATGTTATCCTTTAATCTGCAACAACTACTTGGTTATCATCTAGCGTATTTACTTGATTCTCTCCGATATCGTTGAATTCAATTTCTTCCTCAACCTTATCAACTTCTTGGTCGTTATATTCTGACATTACAAGATCAAGTGCACCATCTTTGTTAGCATTCCAGGGCTTACGGAACATTTTAATAACTTCACCAGTTGCTGGACTGATATATTCTAAGCTATTACCACTTTTCTTAAGAACACCTTTTGCTTCAAGAAAGTCAGTTAATCCGCTATATGGACTCATTCCTGTTTCATACGGAATTTCTACTTGTACACTTTCAAAAGGTTTAGCATAACGTGTTTTCATTACCTTACACGCCGCTCTAATACCGTGTACTTGTGATGTTTTGTTGCCGTCTGCGTCTACTTTTAGTTTAAGTTTACGCATAGCAATAACAATACTTGATGCATAGATAAAGCCTTGACCACCTGAGATTTTATCATCTGGATCAAACATATCTTGTGATGCATATGTGTGGTTAGTTGCTAACAATCCTACGTTAAATTCACCAAACATGTTAACTGTGTTACGAACAAGCGATGTTAGTGCCTTAGGCTTACGACCCATGTCGCCTTTCATATCACCTTTTTGAAACTGATCAACATCTGTTGGTGTTAGCAACATGCCCAACGAGTCTACTACAAACAGAACCTTAGGGCGTTCTTCGTGATCTTTGTCTGCATATTCTGCTTTATAATCCTTCATAAAGTCGCTAACTGTTTTTGCAACATCATCAATCATGCTCATATTAAGCTTGAGAAGTTTACTTTCATCTGTGTCAACGTCTAATGCGTGAAGCCACTTCTCGTCAAGTGCATTTTCGCTGTCGATTAACACAACAAAAATACCTTGATCTTGTGCAGCCTTAATTACATTACCACTAGCAATATAACTCTTGCCTGCACCCGATTCACCGGCTAGCACTGTTACTTTACCAAGAGGAATTCCTTTGTCAAACTCGCCGCTAATTAATTTGTTTAGGGTATAGTTACCAGTAGAGATCCATGTATCTGGATCATTAAAGCCTACACTAAGTCCTGGTACTGCCTTAGTGATACTCTTACGAAATTTACTTACGTCAAACGGTTTTGCCATGATATATTTCCTTATAATTTAACTTTGTTAATAGCTGTGATAACCAAATTGGACATTTGTTTATGTCCTTTATAAGTTGGATGATCAAAAAATTCTTTAGAGCATTCTACAATTTCGCTTACTGACTCGTTTTTATTTCCTATATAGGTGTTATAATCAATTTTACTATACAAGACCTCCAAATATCTATATTTTTCTTTTAATTGTTTGTCCGGTAGGTAATCAAATAAATTTGACTTTTTCATAAAATTACAAAAACTTTCATATGTCTCATCCCACCAATTGTCGTGTTTAAAAACATTTTTTTGGAAGAAAGTTATTTTGTTATTTTTACAAGATTCCTGTATTGAAACTTGATATAATAAACTTTTACAATGTTGTAAATATAAATCGCAGTTTTCAAGTATATACTCTTTAGATAAAATATCAGACTTTATTGAAGGTTGTATTTGTTCAATCTTTCCTTTGTATCCTATCTCAAATCGACTGTACGAAGACCAAAAAATAATTAAAAATTTATTTTGTTGGTTTAAAGTTTCTGGCATGCAGTAACGAAAAATTCTATCGTTACTGCATCCAGATTTAGAATAGTCAATGACTTTAAGTTTTGTTTGCTCTTCAACTAGAGCTGGCCAGCAGTTATTTCTGCTTTTGTCAAATTCTTCCAAGGGCCAACAACAAAAACTGTCTCCACCGACTATTAGCATTGCTTATTCCGTAGTTTTACGTTGACGAATCATAGCAAGAATGTCTGCTGTTTTAGTATCTCCAGATGCACTTGCTGATGTATCTGCTGCTGGTGCTGGAGTAGTATCTTGCCATCCTGTATCAGTTGTTGATTCTACTACTGGTGCTGCTGGTTGCGGAGCAGGTGCTGGTGCCGCTGCTGATGCCGATCTATTGCTAGATCCGCTAAATTGCATGCCTGCAGGTCTGTAGTATTGCTCAAACATATCTGGATCATATGGTTGTCCGTCAACGCTTGCTTCAAACATTTGGTGAATAATCTTTAATTCAGTTTCGCTCGGTTTCTTAGGAAGAAACTCACTCAAATCAAATAAACCATGTTGTTCAATTGCTGCACGTTCTTGGCTATCGAGTTCTGATTCTTTACGAGCCCATTTACTAGTGCTATAATCCGCATAGCCGCCTTTTTGTGTTTTACTAACTAAGAAATCTAAACCAAGATCAAAATCAGTGGGTAGTTCTTCAATTTCAGTATCCATTAATGCAGCCTTAATGACATTAAAGATCTGCGGTGAGATAATAAATCTACGGATTGGATTTTCTGGAGTTTCGTCTTCGTTCATTGGAGATTCGCGAACAAATCCCTGCATAATGTATCCACGCTTCTTCCAGTATTTACGGCCCATATCTTCTAGACTTGGATCTTTAAACCAACCACGCACTTCGCCCAAAATAGGACATGCTGTGCCATCGTTGTACATTTCAACGCATGGAACTTGTACCATTACTGGTTTACTATCCATTTGTCCTTTAATACCCTGAAAAGGTAAACGAATCATATTACGCTCGACCCAGAAAAAGTCGTTCTTTTCATTGCCGTCTGGCAAGAAGCGTAGTTTTGCAGTTGATCCTTCAGGAATGTTCCAGTGTGCAAAGATAGCACGATCTCCGCCTTGTGTACTTGAACTAGTACTACCGCGGTTTTCTTGTTGTTGTAGTTTAGCACGAATTTCTGCTAGTGTAGCCATGATGTTTCTCCTATTTTGCCATATTAGCCATGTTGTTTGTATAGTGTTTGCCTAAGTGTTACACTATAGTTTAATGTAACACGACTATTTATACTTGTCAACAAAAATAGTCAAAAAAATACTCCCTATAGGGAGTATTTTATTTTGCTTTGTTTATATACCTGCGTAAGCTTTAATAAGGTTTAAACTTTCTTGGAATAGCGTATCATCCTCTAAGTCATCTGTTTCTTCTGCGGTAGGTCTCTTTTTCATAGATTTTTTAATTGCGTTGTCTTTGCTACCCATGTACTCATCACGTGGAGATTCAATCTCGCCGTCGCCGTCATAATCGTGATTTGCTTTTACTTTTAGTTGCTTTTCAATAATAGCAACTTCGCCATCGTCTGGAGTATTAGTTTCGCTATTAGCTAGTGCTTGCATTGCTGCTGAAGTCTTTTTAGTTGTCATTAGCTTTTTAGCAATTTCGCTTGCTACTGGCATTTCGCCTGGTGTAAGTCGTTGGCCTTTGACTAGTTTATTGCTAATACGCTTAACTTGCTGTGTTGTGGCTGCGTCACCGCCAGCAAGTGCTTTTATAATTTGCGGATTAGCTGTTGCGCCCATATTTTCAATTAATTCGTTTGCCCAATCTTCAAATGCTTCATGGAAACCGCCGCTGCGTTTCTTTTTCTTACCATATACATCGTCTGGATCTTTTCTAACTTCATTAGCATAATCGTCGTCTGTTGCTATACGCTTAACGTCATCAATGTACTTTTTAGCTAACATCATTGCCAATTGCTTGTCACGTTTGTATTCTGGTGTCATTTTTGTACCAAATGATTCACCTTCTTCTCCGACATTAATCATCATATCACTAGCAAAGTTAGCAACTGCATCTGAGTTGCTGCCTATA